AATAATAATAACAACAATCGTTTGCCTGCTAACCCCAGGAGGCGAATTGTTAATAATAGACAAATCATTAATCACGACAATGATCGTGTTAATGTACCTGAAAATAACAATAATGTTAATGAGGAAATGTTTGATGATATGGATAGGCAATTAATGGGAGAAGCACAACAACAAGGTCTTGATAGAGATGATGACGGATTTTCAATGTCCAATCAATCACAAGAAAAGGAATTTAAGAGAAAACCACAAGTAGCGGCCCTATTAAAATACACTATGGAACAAATAAAAGAATTAAAAGAAATGGTGGCAAAAAATGATCCAAATAAATACATATCTACTGCTATGTACCAATACCAAATGAAATATACAAATGAAACTGTAACCCAATTAACTGATGAGCCCATGATAAAATATTTAAATGAACAATTAAAAACTAACTTCATGAATGTAGCTAATTTTAATACACTACAAAAATCATATAGAAATGAGAAAATGAGTTTCAAACCATTTGCTAAACAAAATAATATAACTAATGATCATTACCCTGAACATGAAATAAGAGATGTATATGAAAATAGGAATATAAATGAAAATGTAAGTTTAGTAACAAATAGCAAAGGCCAATTAATACCATCAAGACCAATTTTAGATGACAACTCAAGCAGAGCAGCCAAAAGTTATTTAGTTAGAGATGTATTAACACCAATATGCTCAGGAGCTGATTATGATAGAAGAAGAAATACTATAGCAGCAATTAATAACTTGAATAACAAATACCAACATGTAAAAGGAAAATATTCTAGGGCCGAAGCAGAACTACACAACATGACAGAAAACTATAAATATATAATGGGGACAGATATAGTAGAATTTTTATATCATAATGATGAGAGAGATCAATATGCCAGATTCCAAAGAAGAGAACCAGAGTATGACTATACTATAAGAAATCATGATATGACATTACAACAGTATGTTAACAGACAAGAATACGATAGGAACACACTTATAAATTTAACAGATGTACAATATTTCTTAACTGAAGCAGACACTTACTACATAGCAGATAGATGCAATGACGGAGTATTCATGACAGGAACAGTACATGTGCCTAAGAACTTAGATTTTTTAGAACATGATATAGAAGTCATGGGCCAAAAACATGGAAGTGTAAAATTAATCAAAGAAGGAGATGAGGTTAAACTCTATATGCAAATGCATGGAAATCCACAAGTATACTTTCATTCACTAGAATATTACAGATATACTAGAAACAGAATCAATATAATAACACCACCAAAAGTATTGGGAGGTTACGCTTACAATTTCGTTGTCAAATGTGAAGTCAAACAAAGAATTGATTTGGGAGGTACAGAATATATTAGATTTAACATGATTAAAATAACAAAACCAAAATATGAAGACTTGTTAACTGAGGATCTATCTAAAATTCAAAATGACACTGAAATAGCCACCATAATATACACATTATATGACCAATTGAACGCTGTCTTGAGGGAAGTTGATCACAACAATTTACATAATGTCAACTATAGAAATTCACTACAATTTTTAATGGAAAGAATGTATTTATATAAATATATCAATAATAATGAAACCTTAAATGAAATTTTTCAAAAGGCTCAAACAATAATGAATGAGGAGGATGCAAAAATTGCTATAATAAATGAACAAGCTGCTATAGCTAAGAAATCTGATGAGATAATCTTATGTATACCTAGATCTGGAAGATGGTTCAACTTTATGGAAAAATATTCATTTAACAAATTAAAAGCAAATTCAGAATTGACAGTAGCTAGTATAGAATTATATAATAAAATATGCACAAAAATATTCGGAAATCAAGATGTAAGCATTGAGTTAATAAAGTCATTAGTATCGTTAATAAATAGAGAACAACCAAAATGGAACCTTAAAAATCAAACATTACCTCTAATAACATATGCTCTCACAGAAACAATGCAAAGTGAAATAATTGCTAATTTAATCGCCAAATCCAATGTTACAAGAACAATAAATGATGTTAAAAACAACAATATATTCGTAAAACCAGAGAATTGGAAACAAGCATACAAATATAACTGTTTATGGAAATACATAATATTTACAATGAAGGAAAAATTAAATATAAATGAAAAGATGGAAGAAAAGGAATTACTTGATACTCAAAATTTTTTCTAAACGCCAATACCTGTCGCAGAGTGTTCGAGGAATCCACTCATAATAACAAAAACCTCGAAAATCATTCAAAACCACAAACCATGCAAGGATATAAAGAAGATATAAAAATACCTTTATTCAGAGATCTAGACAATCTATGGGTAAGCCACTTTTTGGAATATGATAAGGTACAGAGAATGCACTCACAACAACGATTCCCAGCAGTCATACTAAAAATAAAAGATAAAAATTTAAAGAAAATAGCACTAAACAAAAATGAAGAATTTTATAAGAGAAAGATTTGCAGATGCAAAAAGACATGCACGTGCAAAGAGGAATTTGAAATAGACACCATAAACAATATAATACCCAATGACCTACATTGGTGTGACTGTAATAGATATAAGAAAATAGCATATGAAAGAATATTAGGGAATAAATATAATTTACAACAAAATGATAGCATATGCTGGGGCAATTGTGTGCACACATTATTTGGAGCAGCTAAAAGACAGCTAAAAAGAACAGCAGAACCAGATCCCAAGATAGCAGAAGAATTTGTAAACTTCGGAATACAATGGATCGAAAAGTGCTGCGGAGAGGAACTTGATAATTTTGGATATTCATACACACAATGGCTCAACCACTTATCTAAACCAAAACAGGACAGAATGATACTTACAGAAAAAGTATTGAAAGGAGACACATTTGGAATGGATCCTACCTTAGTCCGGAAAATACAATCAGAAGTTTACGAAGCAATATGTAAGGTAGAAGTACAAGCTGAAGATGGCAAGCCAAGAATGGTGTGCTCAATACCAGATAAAGTAAAGTTTGTAATGGGACCAGTATGTTGGGCACTAGAAGAAATATTCTCCAAAAAATTAAAGGGATATTGTGGAAATAAGAACCTAAGTCAAATGGAAGACATGATAAATAATTACATAACTCTTGGTTTCACTAAAGTAGTTGAAGGAGATGGGAGTGCATTCGATAATTCACAGGATTATTTGCTAAAAGGAATAGATCGGTATGTATATAATAGGATAATAAATAAAATACATCATGTGAAAAAGGAATTGTTTAGGGACATTAGTCAAAGACCGTATAAGGTGATGGATATTAATTACATAGATCACCTGCGTAAGAAGACAAAAACAATTATGACATATGCAGTACTAGGCACTGTATTCTCAGGAGATGCAGACACAACACTAATGAACACCACAAGAATGGCATTGTACAACATATTTGTAAATCATAAGGCAGGGCTAGTATATGACCAGGACTATGTTGTATATTCCAAAGGAGACGATTTTACTGTAATGTACAAACCATACATTAAAAATGAAATGATAGAAAAACTATATTACAACTACTTCCTAACTAAGCCTAAAAATGAGTATGAGTTGAATGACACCAGGAAATATGGTATCGGTCAAATATGCAAATTTTTAGAAATAGGCGGAGTAGACAACATACATTTCTGTTCACTACGATCTTGGATTAAAAATGATATCACTGGCCACATAGCATTAACTAGAGATCCAAAAAAATTATACACTCTTGCCAAATATAGTAGGAAAATCAAAACGTTGAAAGGTCCAGCATATGCACAATATTTAATAGACCAAGCAATTGCACTAGAAGTGGCCTATAAAGGTATTGACATTTTTGAAGTAATGGCAAAAATATATAGAAGAGCGGCGTTACAATATATAACCAAATATAACCCAAATGATTATGCCAAGGAGTACAAAAGAATACAAGAGAAAGCAGCAAAGAATACAATTGAAACAATGCAAAACTTGAGCAAACAAACGTTCAAACCTTTCTCACTTATGAATGAAGATGATCCTGTTTACAGAGATTGGTTTGAAATTAAAGAAAGAGAAGAGTTCCACAAAATAGAAGGCAGCTATTGGGAAACCATGAAGAAAATACAGAATCAGCGAAACCAAGAGTTTACTAGTGAAGAATTACAAAATATCAATAAAGGTATTAAGGATGAGTTCGATATACAATATTTAGAACAAGTATTGGCGTAATAAAATGCAAAAACCAACTAACAATAATAATAATAATAAGAATAACAATAATAAAAATGTAAAACCGGATAGTAATCCAAAACAATATAACAACAATTGGAACTTCAGTAAACCCAATAATAATGTTATGCAACGAGGGCAATTAGTTATTAGAGGTAGAAATAGAAATGGGAGATTCATCAGAAACATTCCTGCACGAAGAACAAATAATAACACATTATACTCAAATAAGCAGGTATTAGACAATAACAAGAGGAACAGCAATATAAATCAATCAAAGAAACTAAGCTGTATCTTAGATCCAAGTAATGCAATCAAAAATTCTATGTATTATTCAATTTTTCCTAGTGATGACAAGGTAATAAGACAATCGCTCTATACAATGAACACAGTAGAGGTATCACCGGCAGGAATGAGATTAATGTGGCTACCAAATGGGGTCGGATTCTCGCAAAACTTTGCAGAGCTTGACATAGCAACACAAGGTGATGGCACTACACAGCCAGATAAATTTTCAAACTTACTTAGTGCAACATCACAAACACAACTATCACCACTATCAACAACCACAAGTCAAATACCAGGTAGATATAGGCTCATTTCCAGCATGCTAAAAATTACTAACACCACACCACTCACCAGTAGGGGAGGATCATACTTTGTTGCAAAATTTACTATTGAGAAGGGATCGCCTATATATTATAGCAGTGAGAATCCAGACATTGATACAACTACAGGAGATGCTACAATATACCCTAACATAATGTTTAGAAGTAGTTTGACAAATGTAGCTACCAAGCAATTGATATCAGGAACTCAAATTGGAGAAATACATTATTTAAATATAGATGAAGGTAACAAAATATTCAGCAACTATAATGAATATATTCAAGCTGAATATACAAGCAATAATAATGAATTAACATATGCAAGCATTGATATAAACAATGATAAAGGAGTGATAGGTAATAATGATAGCTACATAATAAACTTTGCAAAACCTAATGTCAGTCAGACATACATAATAGAACAATTTCAAGTATTTGAAGTAATACCCGATCCTAACACAAATATGGGTAATATGGCTCAGAAATCTTTCCAAAGACTGACTGACTATCAAATGAGAGTATTAAAACAATACAACCCCATTAAAGCATATTAAGCATGGTCGATTTGAACCGAATGGCTATGCACTAATGAGCCTGGAATAGTAATTAGTGCACAATAAAATGCTTTTTGAATTATTAACTTATTTATGCCAACTTTATTACAATACTAATTACTTTAGAGACATAGAAAAACAAGCCAAAGAATACTTCCTAGAAATGCACGATGATGATGATGAGTTAAAATATATAAGAGTAAAAATTTCAGAAAAAGAAATTAAAATAGAAAGAATCAACGTTAATGACTACATATGGGTCAATGATAGAGTCACAATAACACCAACAGAAACAAGGCCCGGAATTAAAATACAATATAAAAATGCTGTAAAATGCATATATGATGAAGAAGAATATGGGGTCAATAAACCAGAAGATATAGTCCAGGCTATTATAAAAAGCCACATAATAGAACAAGAAGGAGAAGAATTGAGAATCAGAAAAGACAATAGAATGATCAACACAACACCAATCATGTTTAACTACATTATGGAGAAGAAAATTTATAGTGATAATAAACAATTAGCCTTATTACAACTGAGAAGAGTATTGAAGAAATACCATCAAGAAAAAGAACTAGACGAGCCCACTAATGACGAGATACTTTCAATAATAATTGAAAATATACATCTAGCAATGATAGCATTCATACAAAAACCAGAATTATTAAAGAAAATGACAAGAATAAATGATGAATCTTCTTTAGAGTTACTGAATATGCGCGAGGATATCAGGGACATATGCAATGATATACTCAATACTCACATGAATAGCAGAATAGCCAATATAGAGAGAATAATTTACAAAATGCTACCTCAGGACATGCAGGACGTAGATGCAATACCATATACAAATCCTTTCTTATATGAACTCCGAATCTATACTGTGGAAGATGCATTAAACCACGAAGATTACAGGTCAGAACTAACACAAGGGGATGAATTCTACAATGAGACACAACCATTTAATTGGAACCCAATCAACGCACAGTACGTACCAGCAGAAGCAGGAGATGGAGCGCCACTGTTGCATGACATACAAAATGGCGGATATATAAACATTGAACACGAGCAAATCAATGGTGAGAGAGCAAAATACCAAAGGTACATTAACATATTAGACGGAAAAGACACAGACGATGAGGACGATGATCGCGGCCCACCAGGGCATGGAGATCACCTTCATCAGGGCATTGTAGCCCTGGGAAACGATGCCCACCACCAGGATGATGGAGATACCGTTGCCGATGCCCTTCTCGGT